AACGAAGCGGCGCTTAAGAGTAAGGGCTTTGGTGGGGTCTTGAAGGATGTTGTCAAGGCAACAGGGGGAAGCACTACGAAAATGACCAAGTTGTTTGGCAGCGTTGACGCTTTAAAAGCGGTGCTTGCTCTTACAAATGATGACTTAAAGTCATTTGAGAAAAACCTTGAGAACCAAGAGAAAGCAGCAGGCGTAGCAGATAAAGCGTTTAAGAAAATGTCGGATACGCTTGGGGGAGCACTAAAAGGGCTAGACAGCGCATTCAAAAATTTTGTAGTTGCGTTCAAGCCCGTGATGCCTTTGATTGTGAAGCCCATTGAGCTATTGGCGGGTGCTATTCAGCTTGCAGCTGATAATTTCAAGGCTCTTGCTAGTGCTGCTGCCTTTGTTGGAACGCTTGCCGCGTTTGCCAAATCTGCGGCAATAGCGCAGGCAGTATTAGCGGCCAAAACTGCTTTGCTTGCTTTGAAAACTAAAGCTGCTGCGATTGCAGCGGCTACGCTTCAAATGGTGATGAACCCCGCCAACATTTTGAAAATTGGAGCAGCTCTGGGTGCTGCTGCTTTAACCGCCACAGCTCTTGGGGCTGCAATGGATACATCAGCCGAAGAGGCTGCACTGGGGCAGGGTGAGTTAAAGGAGGCGGCAAAAGGGGCAAAAGATGAGATAGAGGGTCAGGTAGCGGCAACTGATAATGTTGCTGCGGCTAAGCAGCGCGTCGTTGAAGCATCAAAAAACGCGCTTGCAGTCTTGCAGGAGGAAACAGTCCAACTGAACAAGCAAAAACAAGCTTTTGAAAATCAAATAAAAATTACTGATGCACGGCTAAACGCAGAGAAAGAGATCAATACTTTGCAAGGCCAAATCCTTGAACGCGCCTATGAGCAGGCAGGTTCAGCTAGAGAGCGCCTAAATATTGCAGCACAGATTTATCGGAATGAAGTTGCGGGCGCACGGATTGCATATCAGCAAACGCTGAACAGCATTGAGGCAGAAAAGCAGCGACTTCAATTCCGTCTACAAACAGCACAGGTTGAAGCCAGAATCATTGAGGCACAAGGCCGTCTGGCCGCAGCAAAAGAGGGTGACCTTGAAAAGTCAAAGCTTATTTTACAAGAAACACGAAACGCAGTTCGAGCGCAATTAGAAGCCGCTGACGTTATCAGAGGCCAAATCGTAACTCAAGGACGAGTAGCTGAGCAGCAAAAACTAGCTGCAGCTGCAGTGCTAAGACAAAAAGAACTCACAGCGCAAAGCAAACTTGAGTCAAAGTTAGTCGGTGACAAGATTGTTAGAAGCAAAGAAGAGGCAAGAAGGCTTGCGACAAATATTGCAGGTGGCACTACAAATTCGCGCAACCTTGCAACAGCTACGGGACAAGTAGCATCCAATGCGCGTAATTCTGCGCACATGTTTATTAGGGTTGCAGACAATGCAGACTCCGCTGCTAGAGCCATATCACGCGCTGCTGCAGCGCAAAGAGAGCTGAATGCGGCGAGAGCTAGGGCAAGAGAGGCAGCCGCTGCGCAACAAGGCGGTCAGGCGGTACAGCAAGCCGCAGGCGGTTACAACCGTGGATCGTTCAAAGCTTTTGCCCGTGGTGGCGTTGTCAAAGGGCCAACCCTTGGCCTTATTGGTGAAGGTGGTGAGCCTGAGTACATCATTCCGCAAAGCAAAGCGGCTGGCTTCTCTGCTAATTATCTTGCTGGCAAGCGGGGCATCAGTGCTGTCCCAGGGTTTGCGGCTGGGGGCGTGGCAATGCCTTCAAGCGCAAACGTGAGCATCCAAACAGGCCCTGTGACACAAATGAATGGACAAAACTTTGTGACGACCTCAGAGATGTCAGCAGCAGTGCGAGCGGGCGTTGAGCAAACCTTGGACCTAATACGGCGTGATGGCATGATTCGCGCAGGTTTGAGCATCTGATGAGCACTAACTACGACATCCTTTGTTTTCTGGAATACTATTCTGACCGAACAAGTGTGTTCAGCGGTGGGGTGCGCACGCCTACAAAGCAGTGGCAGAATTTTTATCAAGAGGGTCAAGTCCTAGGCTCTGCAGACTCAGAGTCAAACTCAAGCTACTATTACTTAGCGTTTGACGTAGATGGATTTGGTTCTACGGATGCTTCAAGCATCAATGATCTATCGGTTGACCTAGCTGCAACGGCTGAGATCATTGACATTACTGATCAGGCGATGGAGGCAGACAACCTACTAATCGCGAGCTTGTACGTTCAAACTGCAGGCAGCCAAGCATTCGATCCATCAAGCGCAGTGCGGGTTAGCCGTTACATTGGCAGCATTGAGGAGGCAAAAATCACCGATATTTCTGTTTCTTGGACTGTCAATCCAGCTATCAACAAAAGAAATCCACAGGTTCCGACTCGTAAAATAACAGCCAACATGCTAAACAAGACTCGTCCGCAGGTTCCATGAACGACAACATATTTGGCGATGATTTCCGTCTTGTATGCGCTGACGGCGTAACCCGTGAAGGGTGCAGCATCACCATCAGCGATGGTGCCTATGCCTACTTGGACAACCAAGGCCAACTGCTTTCTGGTGATCGTGCCGTGACACAGGTTCTTGGCGGCAGCTTTGCAGTGACGCCAAGGGAGCTGGCTACTATTGTTCGAGAGTATGGGCCGTTGAACATATGACTTTCTCAGCAAGTGGCTCAAAATTTGGAAGAGGCGCGATCAGCAGTGCAGCCGATCGTGTTTCTCAAAAAGCGCAGGAACAAAAGGTTCGCCAGCAACCATCAAAGCTGGTCAACATCGCGCAACGCAGCGATGACGCTGTAGAAAAAAGCAAAAAGCCTAGGGCTATAAAAATTGAAGGGGAAGAGCAGAAAACAGCAGCGGCAGGCGATACTGTGCCGATCGTTTTTTGCAAAAGAGATAGCAACGTCGGTGGGGTATGGCTTCAACCTCCTCTGTCGAAGCAAGGATCTTACAACTTTGTCGGCATTTTCCTTTACCCCTTGAGTCAGGGTGAAATCACAAGTACTCCTGTCACGACCAACACATACGTTGGCCCGGATCAAATTCAAGCAAGATCAGGTACGGTGCCAACAATCAATAAGTATTATTCAACAGCGGCGGCAATGGCTAGCTCTCCCAGCAGTTGCCCAATCACTAGCGGCAAGATTTTCTGCGATTACAATTCAAACTATTTCATTGCAGAGATTGCAAAACCCTCAGGCTATGTTCGTTATGGCAGAGATTTTGCGTCATCCCACACAGACAATGCGTTATTGACCATTGGAAGTGGCGATACCACTAACAGTGTTATTGAATTCACCGGGGACAATTATCAGGCATGGGATTCTGTAACTGGCACAGATGTCACGGCTACTTTTTTCTCAAGCCTTGGAATAAGTGACCCTTCTTCGTACATCTTCACCGAAAACAGAAACCCTAGAATTGGCACTCTAATCGGAGGTTTTGCTATTGGAACTATCGACAGGGGCATTGTTCTTGCTGGTGGCGTTTTAGGTCAACTGTTCGCCAAGCAATCGCACGTCGTTGCCTATGGGGAGTTTGGAACAACTAATCCCGTAAACGAAAAATTTACAAATGGCACTGTAAACAATCAGAAAAATACGTCAAATTCGGCAAGTACCGGAACGCTTGGCGGCGTTGTTGCAGAGTATGCGGCAAGCCCGGTTTCTGATCCTACAAATCCCGGATCAGGGTTTGATTTTACCGATTATGCAGACATTACATTTTTAGAGATACAAGGAAACATCTACGACGAAAGCAATCATGATCAAGGGGAATACAAGGTTTCGACGCGGCAACTTTCTGTTTACATTGATGAAGGCGTAAAGGTTCCTCTGTATAGCGCCGGGACGCCTGGCACAACTGGAGCGAGCAATCAATTCGTTGATCTTGCAATGTATTTGTTTTCGATTATCAAGCGTTCAGACGCGACGACAGCTGCCATTGCATCCCCGATTGACACCAGCAATCTGCAGACTTTAGCGACGTTCAACAGCAATATCGGAGCATTGTTTAACGGCATCATTGAGCAGTCTGTGAACATCATTGATTTTGTCTCAACGATGGCGCCATTCTTTCTCTTGCAGTTTGTTTCAGAGAATGGTCGCTATGCGTTCAGACCAATTTTGCCAATCACAGCAGGCAATCAAATTGATGGCACAGCTTTGACTGCTAGCGCAACATTTACCGAGGCAAACATTTTGCCCGGCAGCTATCAGAAACAATATGACTCAGCTGATTCACGACGTGACATACAAATTTCTGTAGCTTTCAGGGAAGTTAAAAAGGAAAGGGTTGGACTGCAGAAGACCAGGACTGTCAGATTCTCAACAGTGTCAAACGATGTTCCTGTCGAGCAGGTTGACATGACTGACTGCTGCACAAGTGAGGCTCATGCTGATCTCTATGCAAAATATCTGCTTGCAAAGCGAAAGCATTCAACGCATTCGATTAGCTTTGACACGCCTTTGCTGACCACATCCTTAACAGTCAACAATGTGATTAAGATTCAAAGGCAGCGCAAGAATAGCGTGGGAGACGACAGGACTGAGACTGACCACTATCAGATAACGTCTATCAGGCATGAATCAAATGGCGTAAGTTCAATATCTGCAATTCACTTCCCTTTGAACGCTTCAAATATAAGCCAAATTTCTAACGAAATTTTGAATGGCAGTTTCACCACAATCTGATGGCTGACTTCCCCGCTATCGTTCCAAATCAAAGGTCTTTTGGCCTGGGCAATGCACCCCAGGACCAGCATGAAAGCCCTGATGGGGTTGGTGTACGTTTTTTGTATAATGCGACCAAACGTGTTGGGCAAACGCTTTCACTTGAGTTTGTTGGATTGACTGAAGCGCAAATCACATCGCTCACAGACCATTACGCCGGGCAAGAGGGCACTTTAATTGCTTTCGATTTGCCAGCTGAAACTTGGTCTGGTTATTCGACAGTGCCTGTAAGCGCGAGCGACTACCAGTGGCGATACGCCAGCACTTTCAGCGTTGAAACGGGTGGGACGGTTGGGCGGTTTAACGTCAAAATTGACTTGGTAGCTGTGCCGACTTGAGATGACCACCTTCCCCTCTATTTCTCCGTCAGTCCGGACTTATGTGCCTGGCAACGTTCCAGTCCAACTGCAGGCAGCCCTTGATGGGGGAACGGTTGGGTTCAAGCGTGGTGCTCGCCGGGTAAGCCAAGTCTTGTCACTGTCTTTTTCGCACCTGACAGAGGCAAACATGATTTTGATCAAGGATCACTACATAGCAAGAAAAGGCACGTTTGAGATTTTCTATTTGCCGTCCGTGATATGGGGGGATTACACAACTTCTCCTGTTGGGTTGGATTATGCGTGGCGATATTCAGAGCCACCCGAGATTCAGGATGTTTCTTTTGACAGGTTTACCGTTGAGGTTTCGCTTGAGACGGTTTCAATCAACACTTCTGACTTGAACATCGATGGTGAAAACGCAGATCCCAACACTCCTGAGCGCCTTTACAATATCGATGCGGGCAGTGCATCTGCAACGCCAGCCCGTTCTCACGTCATTAAACCGGGGCTGGCTGCATGACTATCAACCTATCTGCGCTGCAGCAGCAACGCCGGGACACTGCTTCTAACTGGACTACCCAGAACCCAACCCTTCTGGCGGGTGAAATTGGGTATGAGACAGACACGGGCTATATCAAGGTTGGGGATGGATCAACGGCCTGGACATCCCTTGCCTATATCCACGGCACGAAGGTCAGCGCACACCCGCTGGCGACTGCAGACATTGCGAACGATGCCATAACAGCAGCGAAGCTGGCGGATACTGCTGTCACCGCTGGTTCCTATACAACTGCAGATATCACCGTTGATGCTCAGGGCCGCATCACTGCAGCATCGTCAGGAACGATC